TTTTTCTTCTTTTGTTATTTTAGGTTTGACAATTTCTTGTTTTCCTACAACTTTATAACCAAGACTTTCGTAATGTGCAAGATTACTTTGACTTATTGTAATCTTATTTGTTCCTTTTATTATTTCAATATCTTTAGCCATAATTCCTTTTATTCCTTTTCTTCTTCTTCGTCAATATCATCGTTAGATTGACCCTCTCTTATTTCTTCTATCAAATCTTTAACCTCTTCGCAAAGTAAAGATTCCTTATCATGTAATTTTTCTATTTGATTGATCTTCTTATTTATTTTGTCTAATATTTTTTCCATTATGGAGTTCCAGCACTATATTTATACATACATCTTACAACCATTCTAATCCCACCTACCGGAAACAAAGTACCCTCATCGGTTTCGACTTGGACAACTTCAGTATCGAGTGCGTTGGAATCTCTCGTTATATCAGTTTCTAAAGCAGTTTCAATCGCTGTTATTAAAGCGTTTCTTAATGTATCAATATTGGTATTACTGCCTTTAACAAAACCCAATATAACAAAATCAATAGTGCCTGATCTAGTTTTAGCACCACTTCCTAGTTCTTGATCTTCCCTTAATTCTTCGGAGGTTTGAATAATAACTGCCGGATATTGTGTTTGTGATAATTCTTCCAGTTCAAAAGGTTGTCTTGTGCAAAGCTTAACATCAGGACTACTAATGGCATCTATAACTGTTTTAATATTATCTGCTATGTTTTCTCTTACACTCATATTCTTGTTGCCCTTATTTGTTTTTCTACAAATCTATTAAATGCTTTACCTATAATATTTTCTGTTCTTGAATTAAAGCCAAAAAATTCTCTTTTAGGTTCATTTAACACTTGATTAAATAATGCCCTTTGTTGCATTTGGGAATTAGAGAAAGAAACACTAACAAAATTATTTCTTATTTTTTTGACAGTTTTTCCACCAGGAGTTAAAGCACCTAACATTCGACCTGAATAGAATAAATCTACTGCTATCTTTTTACCCTCTCTTTGTAATCGTTTTAAATAACCCTCTGAATAAGGTGCAAAAGGACTACCCCTAAAGTCCTGTCCTCTGGCACTTTTAGTTCTGATAATATCTAATAAATGAAATCCAGCTTGTAGGAGTCCTTTATCAATAAATCGAGGAAGTTTCTTTGCAAGTCTTTGAAAGTTTTTTGCTACTAATTTTTGATTCGTTTTTAACTTAATTTTAACAGCCATTTATCGAGTCAAACGATTATAGCTATGCAAAGGTTCTCTTTCACTAGCAGAGATTGTTCCACCAGCATCGCTATCATAACTAACCCCATCGTCTAATATTGATTGAAATTCTTTAAGATAAGCTGAAGAATAAAACTCAATCATTCTTTCAAATCGGTCTTTATCTGCTTCTGGTCTAAATTTAGTTAAAGCTGGTAAAAAAAATCTTGATAAAAATAGATAAACCCCAGCCCTTTCAAATTGGTCAAGGTCAACTTTAGTATTAACCATTTCAGCAGTATTTAAAACTGTGATGTCAGTATAGACATTTGATTTATAAATCGGCCACCATTTAATTCTTAAATCTCTCAAAATATCATTAGTAGTTTGAGCCAACCAAGTCGTAACACTTGATGCTCCACTTGCAATACCAAAATCAAACGCATCTGTTTGATATTTTGTTACGTCAGAAGCCGCTATGACATCCGCACCAGTAAAATTAGCCATGTTAGTTAATTAAAGCAATAATGGCAATAATAACTACAACAATAGCAATCGCAATCTTGGGATTATCTTTTGCTAGTTTCCAATATTTTGTCATTTCTTTTTCCCCTTTTTCTTTGGTTTTAATTTAACGACATTCTTTGTATCGCTTTTAACTTCTTTTACCTTATCTGAAACTAATTTAAAACCCCTCATCGTAAAGTGTTTTATATTGGCTTCATATTGTAGTTTGCTTCTTTCAATAGTCTTTTTTCCGTTTGTTAATTTAACAAGCGTAACATTGGATATTATTTTTACCATGTTTTTCCTTTTTTATTTTGCACTAGAGGCGATTTCTCGCCTCTAGTAACTATTTATTAGTCTAAGATAGAGGAATCGTTATACAATTCAACACCATAAGTGTCGTGTAATTCACTAACTCCATATACCGCAGTTGCTACAAGCTCATCTGCTCTTAAACTCGCATCTCTTTGAGTTTCAATTTTGACATCTTGCATGATAGCAAGACCTAGAGCATCTCTATGAAATAAAGCACCTTTATAATCGCCTGTTGTTCCTGTGTTGGAGATATTGGAACTTTCGTAAACGTTTGCTCCACCAACTCTTCCCACGAACCCAGTTTGCATTGCTTGATTAGCATTTACAGTTGGGTTTGGATTAGCATAGGTATTAGTTATTGCACTTTTTAGATCATAGGCAATGTATGGGTGTACCACACAAGAGAGATCGTCAGTTGGTACTGCTTGAGTTCTTAATTCTGCTAAAGCTTCAAAAAGCTTTGCTGCAGAAAAAGCAACAGCCGCACCACCTACAACTTTACTAAAGCCATCAAATAATGCAGTTAAATCTACATCTATTTTTTTAGCAATAGCTTCTCCGAATAATTTGCCAATATCAGCGGCAACATTTCGAGGAGAGGCATTTCTACCTAAATCCGTTAATGTTGTCATGATTCCAATTTCACTTGCTGTTATCGTAACAGAAGATGGATCAATTTGAGTATTAGACAAATCAGTTGCTTCACTTACAGCCGCAGCACTCACTACCGCATAAATTGGTACTTCCACACTCTTACCGCCTCCGGTAATTGCATAGTTTTTTACCAACCCACGCATAAGTGATTTCTCACTAGCCACAAATAAAGCTTCCGCCACGATTTCAGTATATAGTTCCGAAAGCGTTGACGATGTTGTTTCATTTGCCATTGTTCTTATCCTTTATTATTATTTGTTTAAGTTAATTTGAGTAGGTTTTGAATCTCGTTCTTTGCGATACTCTGCATATTTAGCACGATCTTCTGGCTTACTCATATCTAAATCACTGATTTTAAAAGGTTTGACAGTTGTTCCCTCAATGCTACTCTGGCTCCCTGTACCAGACTTTGACCCTTGCGAGAAATGTGGGTTAGCATCTAAAAACTCTTTTACTCTTTGTTCAATTGTAAGTAGTTCTCCTTTTTCGTTATACCTAATATTAGAATTATTATCAAGTATTTCTATACGATTATCATCATTTAGTTTTATATCGCTTTTTAACAAATCAACAACTTGTTGCGGATTAATAGCATTCATTTTAGAGGCAACAGATAAAACTGAATTATCAATTCTTTCTTTCTTAATTTCATTTTTATATTTAAGAATTTCAGTATTTTTTTCAGATATTCTCTCTTGCATTAGTTTTTCAAGTTCAGATTTAGATTTGGCTTCCTTAATTTCTTTTTCTTTTAAAGCTTCTTCATCTTGCTTTTTGATTTCTTCTAATTGCTTATCGTGTTTTCTTTTTTCAGCTTCTAATCTTTGTTTGATTATATTGTCTAACTGATCTTGTGTAAAAGAACTTACTTTTGGTTGTTCTTTTATTTCTTCTTTTACTTCTTCTTGTGTTTCTGTTGTTGCCTGAACATTTTGAGGTGCGGGTTCAACAGTTTTTATTTCTTCTGGCATATTTTCTCCTTTACATTTTTAGTTCGCCTTTAGTGTCATACCAATCTGGATTGACATAAGACCATTGATGACGACAATTATAACCACCACGAACTATTAAAGGGTTTCCTGATTTCTTTCCTTTCCACCCTCTATTACTCCATAATCTTTTGACTTCATCAATTGTGAATAGTCCATTTATTCGTATATCATAACTTCCACCTCTTACAAGCCTACAAAAATCTCTGCTTGTTGGGATTAATGAACCTTGATATTTTAAATATGTTAATCCAGCATCTTTAGATTTTGCAAGGTTAAGTTGTGCATCAAATTCCCTCAATGAATCATTTAATACTTGTCCAGCATACCTTTTCATGTTTTCACCCGTTCTATCAGCGGCAAATTTGCTCTGTAATATTTGAATATTTTTATCTAATTTTTTTCTTAATTTTCTTCCAGCAACAGTTCTTTGATCTAATTTTCTTATTTTTACCTGATCTCTTTTAATAATTTTAACTACTTTATTTAATTCTTTATCATCTGCTCTAGCATAAATACCATTAATAGTTTGTCTTAATTCTTTTTCTAATTCAGTAAATTCAACAC